GCCTGCGGTGACTGTATCCTCTTCTGCGTAACGACGCTTGGTGGAGAATACGATACGACGGTGCCACCATACTGAATTGTCATTGGGCAGCAAGGTGTAGCGCTCGGAGATACCCTTGTAGTAGCAGTACGTGTTGGTGCGTTGAGCAATAAACGTGGCGTTTTGGGGCGTCAGCTGGCGGGCTGAAGGGTTGTACAGCATTGAGTGAACGCCGGGAAACACATTGGTAGTACCAGTTTCGGCGCTAATTACGATAGAGGACCCATCAGGTGGGTCTTCAGGAGAAGGATTGGTGCCTGCAGCGGCACTAGACAGCATAGTGTCGCGCTTCTTCTTAGAGAGCATGTTGATCATTCCTCTTCGAGACACTCTTCGTATTGACTTTCGATAAACCCGTCTAGTCGTTCGACTAGGCTTTCGATAGCGCGAACTAGTGAATTTACGGCGTCGGCTGACACCATAGGTGCGACGTCGGTTAAGGTAGCGCGGCGGCATGTGGGGCAATGCTCTTGCGTTGAGATTGGGGTATCCATTTTTGTTGAGAAATGGAAAATTGTTGGGAGGGGAGGGAGTATTTATAGTTGTGTCCGGACGGAGTCCGGAGTCCGATGATAATATTAGTTTACATCGGACTCCTTTGGACTTTTACACTATGACATTTCAGTGCAATGCCCGCTACTTTCTCGTCACCTACGCTCAGTGCGGAGACCTCGATGGCTTCGCCGTTATGGATCTCTTTAGCTCACTGGGAGCAGAGTGCATCATTGCCAGAGAGCTGCATGAGGATGAAGGACTTCATCTACACGCTTTCGTCGACTTTGGCACCAAATTCCGAGGCAAGGGGAATGAAATCTTCGATGTTGAGGGTCGCCACCCGAATATCCAGTCAGTTGGACGCACTCCATGGAAAGCATACGATTATGCTATCAAGGATGGAGACGTGGTTTGTGGAGGAGCCGAACGACCAATCGAATCTTCGAATAGCGGCGCTTCGACTTATGACAAATGGCTTGAAATTTCAAGTGCGACGACTCGAGCTGAGTTTTGGGAACTGGTGTTTCGACTGGATCCAAAGGCTGGATGTTGCAATCACGGGTCCTTATCCAAGTACGCCGACTGGAGATTTGCAGTTGACCCTCCCGTGTATGCACACCCAGGGGGTGTCACTTTCATTAATGGTGACATTGATGGAAGAGATGAATGGGTCAGACAGGCTAAGCTGGGATCTGACAGAACTGGAGGTAAGTCTTACACGTCGGTTCGGCTGCACTCGCTAAAGCTCGATGGCTACCACCTTCGCTGCGCTCGGCACGCCGCAGCGCCTCCCCTCGAGTGCGCGGTATTAACAATTGAATAGTACGCGTGAAATCATTGGTGTTGTACGGTGCTAGTCGCACTGGAAAGACACTGTGGGCCAGGTCTCTAGGCAGCCATGTTTACATCTTGGGACTGGTTAGTGGGCCAGAGCTAATGAAAGCCACCGAGGCTGACTACGCCGTCTTCGACGACATGCGTGGTGGTTTCAAGTACTGGCCATCTTTCAAAGAGTGGTTAGGGGCTCAGGCATACGTCACGGTCAAGTGCCTCTACAAGGAGCCTGTGCTAGTTCCGTGGAACAAGCCAACAATTTACGTGGCTAATTCTGATCCACGGGACGAAGTGGGGATCACAGATGTGGACATTGAGTGGCTGAACAAAAATTGTCATTTTATTCATGTGGAGGATGCTATTTTTCATGCCAATACACCGTCTGTTGAGACGTAATATTGAGAGTGGAAGTAGTGGTGTCATTGGGGACAGGACACTCGAAAAGATCTAGAACATAGATATTTCCAATTCCAGGTTTACTCTGTACCGTGTATGGACTACTACTCATAGTCTGACCGTTTTCAACGTCAGAATAAACAAGAGTTTTGTTGATGGGAGTGTAGTGTCTGGTGATACGCGGGGCTGACACGTCATTGCCAGAGCGTAGCGTGCTCATTTTGTCAGAGTGCACGGTGATCTTCTCACGATTGAGCTTGGCACGCATAGGATCGACCCAATCGATGTTGAATGTGCCTTGGAACACGTCGTTTTGAATGAACGTAAGGAGAACGTTAAATCCGTCAAGTCCGGTGGAGCTGGACATGTCTTTGAACTTGCGACGGGTAATACCGGTGCCAGTAACAGCAGGGGCAAGTGTGCCACTGCCTGCGGTGACTGTATCCTCTTCTGCGTAACGACGCTTGGTGGAGAATACGATACGACGGTGCCACCATACTGAATTGTCATTGGGCAGCAAGGTGTAGCGCTCGGAGATACCCTTGTAG